CTCACCTTACCTATAGTATTATTACATTGACTCTCAACTGAACCAGGTTCATATATTTGTCTACAATTCTTCTTTAGAACCTCTGTCCATATAGATACAGCTTCTGCTGGAAATAGTGCTTTCATGAATTGAGATGCTGACCTCGGTTGGCATACATCCAGCCCTCTTAGATAGGGGCTCAGATCATCATATGTTTTTCCTTGAAACTGTTTACTCACACCAATGTCAGACAACCGAGCAGCACGTTCGGCTTTTTTTTGTTTCCTAGATGAGGGTACAGGACCAGTAGGGCGACTAGGAGGAGAAGGCACAGGCGCAGGAGCAGGAGGACTAAAATTCCATGCGGCAGGATTTACTGCGGCTGGAAGAGCAGGAGCAGGAGCAGGAGCGGATGTAGCAAAGGATGAAAAGGATAAGAGGGCGGAAGCTGCTTCGCGATCACTATCCAATTCTACCTCAGGAATAATTCCGTAATGTGAAAAAAGTTTTGCATTTTCTACAACCTTATCAAGTGTAGTATTTTCAAATGTTCTTATGAGCGTTTCATCAGAAACATCTTTTCTATTTAAATTTAAAAGTGTTAGAGCAGCTGCTTCTAATGAATCAATCTGACTTTGTTTCATGTACACTAATGTTTTAACTAAATCCAAATCAGCGGCGTCTAGTTCCATTGATATTTAATTATACTAAATTATCAATCATCTTCCTTAACAACACGTGTAAACTCAAACTCTTTTCCAACTAGTGTTCTCTTGCGTTGCCCGATAATATAAGCAACACACTCTTCTGCTGTGGGAGAAGTAGTCGATTGAAAGTATCCTCCAACTAGACTTTCAAGATCCTTCTTTGAAAGATTCCAAGCCTTTGTGTAGGTCTCTGGACGCTGAATCTTAATACAAGATCCATCATCATCAATCTTGAGCTTATCTACCGAACTAAACTGTGGAAGCTTGATAAGATCACACATCTCCATCTCTACAATCTTTCGAGCTTCACGCTTCTCATAAATATTCTTGTTGAGTACTCGAATCTCATCATCTACATCACGGTATTGCTTGACACATCGCTTTAGATCGCTAATTGCTTCCTTTGACATTTTGCTTGATATAGTCTGGTTTATTAATAACATATTCCGTTTTCAAGATAATGGATGAAGAGGAAGTTGAAAATCTTCGAAAGGTTTACAATGAGGAACACCCTTCTGAGCCGCCTATTAAGAGCGGTACAATGAAGAATGTGTGGAATAGTATTCGTAAACGCTTACGTGAAAAATGTTCAGCCGGAACAGCGGAATGTATCGCAGCTCATATGATTCGAAAACAAAACGCTCCTGAAAGTTGGGAAAAGAATCCAGAAGAATGGTTGTCATCAGTTGATATTGACGCTGTTGAAAAGGAGTTTATGCGTACGTTTGCTCGCTACACTTATCTAGGAACTATACCAATTGATTTTGATAAAAAGTCCAATACCGGAAGATGTCTTGTTGATACATTATGTTCGGTCAAACTGAATGATCTATATAAAAGTGGAAGCACACGAATTGGTATTGTATTTAATACTGATGTTAGCACTGGTCCAGGAAAGCATTGGTTTGCAGTATTTGTAGATGTGAGTCCTAAATATGAATACCCTCGCATGACATATTTTGATTCATATGCCAATAAACCTGAAAAGGAAATTATACGACTTATGGATCGATGGAAACAACAATGGGATGCTACCGGAGTTCATTCCAAACCAATGGAATTAACATACAATACTACTCGTCATCAATACGAAAATTCTGAGTGTGGGATGTACTGCTTATATTTTCATTTTTGTTGTCTAGCAGGTGTTCCGATGGAAAAGAAAGTCCCCGATGCGGTCGTAAGAAGTTTTCGTGGCGTGCTATATAGTATCGGTAAGAAGTAATGGATTGGATAAAACAAAATATTCCACCTAGTGTTCAATACGGTGTTTTAGCAGTAGGAATCATCGGACTTGCGTATTTCTTATGGTTATCACTTACACCATCAGGCACACAAGCTCTTGTAAAAGCTAAACCTATTTTTTCCACATATTCAAAGGTTACCAAACTAGCACCTCTAGGTTGCCCCCAACCACAACAATATCGCTTATCTGACTTTTATATGGCTTCATCTTCATATTCAGTATTTCCAGGAGCAGAGGTATATGATTATGTGAGTGATAGTATATTACCACTTGCTATAAAGGCAGGTGTAAGATTAGTAGAACTTGATGTCTATTCTGATATCAACGATAAACCCGTAGTTGGGTTGAAGAATCAAAAGCTTGGAATAGATTACGCATATAATACAGTTTCATTAGACGCGTGTTGTGTATCAATTGCCAATAATGCGTTTAACAGTATCAACTCACCTGTATCATCAGATCCATTTGTGTTAAGTTTGGTATTCCATACTAATAAAACAAAAACAATTAATGCTGCTGCCGAGATACTAAAGACGACATGTAGAGCTCATATGTTGGACTCAACGTACAGCTACCAGCGTAAGAATCTAGCAATAGAACCCATATGTAATCTTCAAAGTAAGTTAATCATAGTATCTGGTGGTGCAATGAAAGGAACACTTATGGAAGAACTAGTGAATCTCTCATGGTCAACGTCTCATCTTCGTAGAATGACGTACACACAAGCATCTCAACCACATGATCATGACGAGTTAATTGATTATAATCGTAACAGTATTACCATGGTTGTACCAGATATTGGAGAAGATTTGGTAAATAATAATCCTCAAATATTATTTACATTTGGCTGTCAGTGGATTATGATGAATTATGGGTCAATTGATAACATGATGGAGCTATATATCGGAGAATTCCAAGAAAACAGTATAGTTCTCAAACCAGCCGCACTTCGACCTCTCAAGCCTAAAAAATATAAGAAACCAACTATGCCAGATCCCGCAGTATCCTTTCAGCCTCTAAGACACACATCACCAATCTATACTGCGACAGTATGATAAAATGTATGCGTTAAAACAAAATGAGCAAGTGGTTAACTCATGTTAAGGCTACAATGAAGACAATGAAAGATGAGAAGAAGACGCTAGGTAAGAAGTGGTTTTCTCATGTTCTAAAGACAGCTAAGAAGTCTTATAAGAAGCACAAGGGTGGTGAGGAGAGCGACAGTGATGAGGAAAAGATGGCTGCCCCAATGGGTGGTCGCAAGCATCGTCGTGGAGGAAAAACCCAACGTCGTCGCAAGTAAGTTAACAATCTACAAAAAAATTGAGTATAAGTAACATATAAAGACAAATGGGTGGTGGTTTATTACAACTAGTTGCCTACGGCGCACAAGATGCATACCTGTCTGGGAATCCTCAGATCACTTTCTGGAGAGGACTGTTTAAGCGCCATACAAATTTTGCGATGGAGCCGTTTCGTGTAAATCTGACAGGACAAGCCGTGTGGGGTTCTAAGCACTCTGCTATTCTGGGTCGCCATGCCGATCTTGTATCTTCATCTTACATCGAGCTAGAAGTAGATGATAGTAACCAGACAATTTATGATACGGTCGACGGTTTTGCTGCCTCGTATAACTTTTTAGAATATGCCGAAATTGATATTGGTGGTCAAGTGATTGATCGTCAGTACGGTGAATTTCTTTTATTGTGGGGTAATCTTGCTCACTCTACCGATCAAAGGAGTAATATGAGTGCCATGGTAAAACTTGATGGTGCGAATGGGACATGTGGTACAAGTGGGAGAACTACTCGTAGAAATATAGTATTTATTCCACTTATGTTTTTCTTTTGTCGTAATCCTGGTGCAGCTCTTCCTCTAATCGCACTACAGTATCATGAAGTAAAGATTAATATTTTATGGAATAAGCCTCAGTTGATTTTTAAGTCTGTTACAAATGGAGCGATAGATTATGTAAATCCCTCTCAAGCAAATCTTATTGTTGACTATGTGTATTTAGATGTTGAAGAGCGTCGTCGCATGGCTCAGGAATCTCATGAGTATCTAATTGAGCAGACTCAGTTCAATGAAACCAAGGGAATGACATCTGCTCAGCAGCGTGTTGATCTAACATTTAATCACCCTGTAAAAGAGCTCATTTGGGTAACTCAACTATCTTCAAGACGCAATTGTCGCTTTATTTCGAGAGCAGATCCTCAAGTTCAAGTCACTCCTTTTACATATGATGACATCATATACAACTGTGCTTTACAACTAAATGGCCAAGATCGTGTTCCCTCTCTTCCTGGAAGATATTATCGTGCTGTCCAAGCTTTTCAACACCACAGTGGAACTAATGTACAAGGAGCATATTCATACTCATTTGCAATCAAACCTGAAGAGCATCAGCCGTCTGGAACATGTAACTTTTCTCGTATTGATACCGCAACGCTGGTATTTAGTGTTGATGGAGACACCGCAATTTCTAATACGGATTCACAAAACTATGACATTCGCGTATATGCACTCAATTACAACATTCTACGCGTAATGTCTGGTATGGGCGGACTTGCGTACTCCAACTAAAGTTTCCGAGACTATACTCGAACTAATTCCAATGAAGTAAATAATGGACGTGGATAAACTCCTTATAGTCGCTCATCCAGACGATGAAGTATTATGGGGAGGATTAAATTTACTATTACAACCAGGATGGTTTGTCGTTTGCTCTATGCATCTGAACGATTCTGTACGATCACTAGAATTCTATAAGACAATGTCACTCGCAAATGTCACAAAATATGTTATGTATGATGTTCCGGATGAATATACCGAAGATCCTAGAGAAGCTGCCAAACTCTATGACGGAAGTTTGTTTGAGAAAGGTATCCAATCCTTATCTAAACATCCTTGGAAGTTAGTATTAACGCACAATGTTACAGGTGAATATGGTCATGAGCACCATAAAAAGGTTAATCAACTTGTTATGAAGTATATGCCTTCTGCTAAGACATTTAAAGTTGGAGAAAGATTAAAGGCTACTACATTAGAGCATAAGCGTAACCTTTTACAATATTATGCAAAAACTCAGGCTATATGTCGTCATCTATATGAGCGTAAAGGTAGTAAATTAAAGATCACAGAACGAGAGCATTTTTTTAACGAAACGATATATGTTGATATTCAACGCAAAATTACACCTGTAATTCATCAGATATGGTTTGGTAAGCCACTTGATAAGACCACCATACGATACAATCTAATGAATGGTGTGAAAGAGGTTGCTAATAGAAATGGGTTTGCTTACAAGGTATGGACCAATGATGATATGAAAGAAGAAACAATGCCTATTACATGGAAATATATGCAACATGCGATTAAAAAGGGGGAAGAATTGGAACAGTCTCGATTCGCACAAGTGGCGGATCTTGCTCGATATGAACTACTTCATCGGTTCGGCGGTGTATATATGGATTCTCTTTTTGAGATTGGAGATGAATTTTGCAACTATATCAAAGAACATTCTAATTCGGGATACGAACTTATAGTTGCGAATGAAGATCCGTGTAAGTTAAAATGTAAGGGTTCTGGTGGAAAAAAGTATATGTCCAATGGATTTTTTGCGTGTGTACCTGGATCGATAATCCTAAAGCGTCTTTTATCAAAAGACAGTTTAGACTCAATTGATTTTGAAAGTGTGTATATTAATCGCACAACAGGACCTTATTATTTTCGTAGTGGAATGAAGACCGGTGATAAAATTCATGTGATTGATACTGAAAAAATTTATCCTTTTATGGTGAATGATTCAGAGTATCGTCCGGGTGAACTTAATCAGTGTATTACAGAGGGAGATAAGCTAATTCACGACTGTTTACATAAGAAATATCCTAAGTCTCTAGCAGTTTACCAGAGCGGATTTGGCGGGTCTTGGAGTTGGTAATTACCACTCCATCGCGATATCAGCCATTTGAACACCACCCTGCTCTGCATCCTTGCGATCCTCTGCATCAATACGTGCGTTGGCTGCGGCTAGATCGGCTTCAAACACTGACATGTCTTCCTCTGTTCCGTCAGGAAGCTTGGTCTCATCTACAAGAATATCTACGAATCCAGTACCACAAGGAGGCTTCTGACCGAACATGATGTTAGCAGACACACCCTTCATGTTATCAAAGTCAGCAGATAGAGCAGCGTTAAAGAGAATCTTGGATGTCTCTTCGAACGATGACTTAGCAAGAACACCTGCTTCACCCTTGTTCATACCGAAACGATTGGCTTCCATGATACGACCTAGGTAAGTCATTGTATCAACTAGTGTGATCATATGGTGATAATTTACGGCCTCACCACCCGACTTGAATACTTCCATAAACTCATCATATAGTGCGATGCGAGCTGTCTCAATACCAAATACTTCCATAACTTCGTGAACGTCATTCGTGAAGTTACGCATAGGATCAACGCCAGGTACAGTTGAAAGATCCAGAAGATTAGTTCCCTCTGCGTCAAGCACATATTGCTTCTGAGGAGTATATCCACCCACCTTCTCGTCATAAATAAGCTCGTCTCCAATCTCACGAACATATACACGACCAATACCCTCAACACCACGAAGTACAGTGTCTAGAAGTTTGTCCTCAATGAATCGAAGAGATAGAGCATTCTTTGCCATGTCTGCTCCAAACACAATACGTAGAACCATCTTTCCAGGAGAAGTGGTGTCGGTATGCACACAGCTGAATATACGAAGTGACTTGTTGTTTTCAATCTTTGTCTGAATGAGTGTCATGTCAATAATCTGACGAGCAGCCATTTCCATGGTATCTAGTTCAAGTCGCATAATCCAAGGAGATACACATGTATTTCCCTGCGTTACAGAGAACTTTTCGTATGTCTGAAGAATTTCACGATCTTCCTGTACGGAACTGTTTGTTGACAGTGGATTAGGATCATGATAGATGCGAACTGACTTAGTAATGTCGCGAAGAGTTGTCTTCTGAATATCCTTCATCTTAGAAATTGCCGCTACCTGTGATCCGGAGATACTCGTATCGAGATAGACAACATTAGCAGGATTCTTAGGATTGTGAGACGCTCCGAGAAGCTCAACAATTCGAGGAACACCAGCCGTAGCGTTAGCCTTTGCAGTACCAGCTGAATGGAACGTATTTAGTGTGAGCTGAGTAGTAGGCTCTCCAATAGACTGTGCAGCAAGAGTACCAACCATCTCGCCGGGATGTACGCGAGCCTTGATATAGCGGAAGCGAATATCAGTGAGTAGCTCATCAAACATTGCTCTGCTCAAGCGGAGCTTAATAATAACCTTCTTTGGTGAGATATAGAAACGCAGTAGAATATGGAATAGTTTGTTGTGTGCCAACCATGGCTCCGCACAGAATTTTGTGATTTCTTGTAGAACATATCCAGGAGTTAGATCAGTCTTGGTGGCAAAGGGATTAGTATACTTTTCCATCATACGCTTTAGAGGTACCGGGCTCATCACTGCTGAACCCTTCTTGAATCGGAAGACATCCTTCACAAGAACATCACGATCACGTAGCAACTGTTCAACTACGTCGTGAGAATTCTCACCTACGTCTCCCTTAATAACTGCTGCGAAGTCTTCAGTAGATGCCCCAAACTCTTGATAGATCTGCTCCATCGACATTACTGCTAGCTCAATGGGCTGATTCTCAACACAGATGCTATCAACACCATCTCCGCCGTAGTGATGTTGAAAGATTGAGCCATTCACATTGCGTACAGTTCCATCATACTCTACATGAAGATCCTCCATTGTCTTCACTAGACGTCGCTGAATATAACCAGAATCTGAAGTCTTCACCGCGGTATCAATTAGACCCTCACGACCGCCCATAGCGTGGAAGAAGAACTCTGCAGGACGCAGACCGCTGATAAAGCTGTTCTCTACGAAACCACGAGATTCCATACCATCATCAAACTTGGTAAAGTGAGGAAGAGTACGATCCTGTAGACTGAACTGAATACGCTTACCTGCTACCTGCTGCTGTGCGAGCAGTCCTAGCATCTGTGTGATGTTAAGAGCAGAACCCTTCGCACCAGAATCTACCATCTGAACCATGCGATTCGTCTTAGGAAGACTCTTCATGGACTCATCGCCAATTGTAGACGCAACTGACTTCAGAGCGTTCAAAATTTGATTCTCTAGCTCCTCTCCATCAGGACGACCGGAACCATTTAGAAACTTACCAGCGTGGACATCTGATAGAATATCAGACACCTTCTGGCGACCATCTGCTAGTGTCTTCTTGATAATGTCATCTGTCTCCTTATTTGTAGCTAGATCAGAAGGTCCAACTGAGAATCCGGTAAACAGGTTATACTTTGTTACAATGTTTTGAATGTCGTTAATGAACTGACCCGCGCGATCAGGACCAAAGTCAGAATAGATCATGTGAACTAGACCCTCCGTAGTAGACGCGAATGCACCCTTGTTTAGAATACCCTTTACAAGCTTACCATTCTTTACAGTCACCTTACCTGCAAAGTCAATCGCAGGAAGTGCACTAGAGATGATATCTTGCCCAGATAGATCCTTATTCTGGCGAATGTAGGTAGACAGAGGTTTCTTCATGCGAGCTAGAATATTCATCGCAATATGTTCGGGAACGCGAACAGTAGGCTGTGAGAGACGATAGATACCAGTCTGCGTATCCTGAAACACGCTGATAATAGCCGCATTCGTACGAGGAGACACAATCTGACGAAGAACACTAGC